ACGTGGTACAGGGAAATTTTCCCGATACAGGATTTACAGCTTAAATGCAGCTTCCGAATGAAACACAACGCATTGTTATTGTTGGCCGTAATGGTACCGGCAAAACACAGGCAGGTGTATGGCATTTGAGCAAACAAAATTGGCAGGTTATGCCGTGGATTGTGTTTAACTGGAAACGCGACAAACTGATTGAATCTATACCCGGCGCACAATTTATCGATCTGGAAACACTACCGCAGGAACCGGGTGTATATATTGTCACACCGACTCCCGATCAAGGCGAACAGGTTGATGCTCTTTTATGGGCTATTTGGCAACAGGAAAATATCGGCGTCTATGTCGATGAGGGGTACATGTTAGCAAATGGTCGGCAGTATTCCCCAGCGTATCGGGCCGTCCAGACGCAGGGCCGTAGTAAACATATTCCCACCATCACATTGTCACAACGCCCTGTTGCACTAGATCGTTTTGTTTTTTCAGAGACAAATTTTTATCAGGTTTTTGCGCTCAATGATAAAAATGATAGGAAACGCATTAGCGAATGGATACCTGATTATGATCCAAATGAAAATCTACCGAAATTTCATTCGTGGTATTATGATGTAGATAATAACGAGTTGGCGATTTTGCAGCCAGTGCCAAAAGCGAGGGAAATATTGAAAACGTTTATGCCACCCGACGAAGTTACAGAAGTTTCACAACCACAAAATAGGCTGATTTATGTCTGATCCCGTCATCATTACCTGGAACGTTACAAACTGGGTCACTATTTTTCTGATGGCCGTTCTCGGTTTTGCCCTTGTAAGTGCTATGATGAAAGCGTACAAGGATTATAAAGCAAAGCAGGCCGGGTAATGGAATACGTGCCCCTTAATTTCCGCATTCTGTTACAGCCATTAAACTGGCTTACTATCCTGCTGATGCTTGCCATTGCGGGATTTGCCGTTGAAACAGCATATACCTTTGCCGTTTCGCATCATTCCATCAATAATCAGGAACAATAATATGGTCGCCGCACAGCAGCTTTCCCCGCAGCAGATTAACATGAACGCTCGTAATGCCATTTTGCAGACGGCTGTTGAGCGTATTCAGCAGGTATTTTCCACTGAACAAAATTCGCTCAATTCAAGCAACAATACCATCAACATTGTTCCGCGCAATGTCGGTTTGATTAAGGGATTTTTTATCGAACTCGCGGTAAATATCACCATCACATCGGCTGATAGTGTAGGTATTACCCCATTTGGCGCTGCGAATCTGCTACAGCAGGTATTGTTCAATGATCTGCAGAATAATACTCGCGTACAAACGCCTGGCTGGCATTTGCATAGTATAAATACAGCACGTATTGGTCGCCCATACGGCATGCCTTATGCAATGGATAAATCGGGCAATGCTGGCGCAAACAATCAGCCTGTATCCTATGGTGACAATTGGCTGATTCAGCAGGCACCTGCCACACTGGCAACTGCTACACCGACTACGCTTATTTTCCGTTACTATTTGCCACTTGCTTATTCGCGGTCGGATTTGCGTGGTGCCGTCTATGCCAACGTTGTCAATGCGTCCATGCAGCTGCAGTTGCAGTTGCAGACAAACCTTGTTGTGGGCAATACGGCAGATGGTACATTGGCCGTTTATAAAGCCACGACGGCAACCGCACCCACTTATACGGTTAATAACGTCAACGTCACGATCTATCAGCACTATCTTGATCAGCTTCCCATGGGGCAGCAGGGGCCGATTTTGCCGCTGATTGACTTGTCAACCAGTTATGAGTTGAAAGCCACAACGCTTACGGGACTTTCGGGGGGGCAGGACTTCCCCATCCCGTATAGTAACTTCCGCAGTTATCTTTCCACTACGTTCATCTATGACAATGGCGGCGCTCCGGCGTTTGGTGGAGATATTAATTATCTTGCTTTGCAATCGGCAAACTACACTAATTTGTTGAAAGCAACGCCGGATGAATTTGCACTTCTAGATTATCTGTTTATTGGAACGGGTATGCCAAAAGGCACGTATTATATCAGTCATCGAGATGATCCCATTAGCACGATTCAATACGGCAATATGGATTTGATTATCAATCCGTCCAATGTTGCAGTGGGTGCACAGATCATGGTTGGCTATGAGGATTTGGCAATGGTCAATCTGTTGACTAATGCCGGTTCGTTGCCGGGAGGTTAATCCATGCTGCCCGCAAATGTTAGTGCTTTTATTGAACAACCATTCAGTGAGCAAATGAGTTTGCTACACTGGATTTTGTTTATCATTGTCATTGCATCCGTCGCTTATTTGTGGAACGATGTTATGCGTATCATTGTCTCGGAGTAATTATGAAAACACAACACTGGCTGTTTCTAGTGATCGTCTTTATTGTCGGCTATTTTGTCGGTATTCATTATCCCGCCCTTGGTCAGAAAGTCCCGGTAATTGGCTAAGACCATGAGCCAAACTAGCGTAATTGTTGCCGCTTTGTTTGTTGGATTTTTGGTCTACATTACGGCCAAAGGGCAATTGGCACAATACGCCGCGCTGTTTTATGGGGGCAGTTCTACTGCCCTCACGGCGGGGAGTTAATATGCCTTTTCTATTGATCCTCATTGGACTAATGCTTGTCATTGTTGGCGTAAGAGATACGCAAAGCGAATTGTTTGGGCTATTGCAAAATGACTTTGCGTTGCCATTTTCTCAGTCTTATTTAGCATGGGTTTTTGCCATTGGACTTATTGGTGGATTAGGATATTTTAAATCCATTCGCCCCATTACTAATGCTTTTTTAGTGCTAGTTATTGTTGTTCTTTTCCTATCGAATAAAGGTGTATTCTCTAAATTCATCTCGCAAACATCTATTGCGAGTCCAAATGTTTTGGCACCGGCGGTCGCCTAATGAATAGTGTTACGTCTGGCATCATTACCATTGCAGTCGCCATTATTGGCGTTGCAACATTGGGTGTTATCCTTTCTACGAAATCACAAACATCATCCGTTATTAAATCTGCAGGCGATGCTTTTTCCAACGTTCTTAAAGCCGCCGTTTCCCCTGTTGCTTGAGGCCATCAAATGAACGATCTTACACAAGGCATTATTACTATTGCAGTCGCCATTATCGGCGTTGCCACATTGGCAGTGATTGTGAGCAAACAATCAAATACTGCTAATGTTATTGGTGCTGGCGGGAGCGCGTTTTCTAGTGCGCTTTCAACCGCACTTTCGCCGATTACGGGACAATCTTTTAGCAGCATTCCATCCTATTCCACGATCCCGTAATATCATGTCTATCATTCAGTATTTTCCGCGAAAATATCCCGGCCCCGGAACAGGTAATTTAGCCTTTGATCAGGCGACTACACTGCCGGTATTTCAAGTGCAAGGTGCTGGCATTATCCAGAAAAATGCCTACATTGTACGCGAACATGGTATCCTCTATGTTAATTCAGTCACAAAAACAACCGATCTAACGCAAGGTGGATTAATTGCGGGTCAATTTATAGGTCAGCCGCTTTCTCAACAGGCTACTTCTAACGTGGGGTAATTTATGGCGTTTGATTTTACGCTTATTAAAAAGCACCCTGTTGCCAGCGGCGCCGCAGTGCTTGTCGGTGCACTTGTGCTTTACATGCTGCTAAAAGGCGGTTCGGCTTCTACAGCATCGACAGCACAAGTGGCACCGGGCAATGATCCTGCATCATTGGCCGCCATGCAATATAATGCGCAGCAACAGCTACAACAGAATGCGGCGGCATCACAGTTTGCACAACAAAGTCTAGCAGCTACAACGCAGCAAAATTTGGCGACGATCCAGTCATATCAAGATATAACACTGGGCACGCAAGCTAATCAAAATCAGGCTTTAGCTATACAAGATCAACTAGCTGCAACACAAACGCAGGCACAAGTTCAAACGCTGCAAATAAATAAGGCGGCCGATATACAATCACAGGCTATCGGTGCACAGCTTGCGGAAACAACGCTATCAAGCACCAATCAAACGCAAGTGCAAATGGCCGGTATCTCCGCGAACGAACAAATGCAGAAAAATCAGTTGCAGGCATCCGTGGATCAAACTAACACTATTGCCGCGTTGCAATCACATGTTACAGATACAAACGCGGCTTTGCAGCAAAACATAACGCAACTGAATACACAGGCACAAGTCGCCATTACGCAAATCAATGCAAATACGCAGCAGGGTATTGCAAATACAAATGCCAGTGTACAAAAGGGCCAGCAGGGGAGTAATAACACTGCTGCATGGATTGGGCTTGCGTCAACCGCTCTTGCATTTTTGTAGGCACAGGTGAATTATGAGCGATAAAAAAGAACTATGGATAGGCGGCGGGATTGTTGCCTTGTTGCTTGTGCTTTATTTTCTGCACAAACAGCCCGTCCCCGTTGTCGATACATCGCAGGTAAATCCTGTCACTTCTAACGCGTCTGGTCCTCCGGCATACAATATGCCGCCTTCCCTTATGCTGCCCCCTTTTAACGTGGGAAATACACCGGGTACTGTTGTGCCACAGCAACTGCAGCAACCACAGCAGCAGACGGTCACTACTAACTGCAATGCCTGCACTACCACACAAAACACCAACGTACATGGCAGTTCTTTTTCTTTTGGTGATTTTAGCTCGGGTATCAAGGACAGTTTTTCTTTGCCTGCAGCGTCTTCTGTTTTACCTAAACCTGCCAACATTGTTCCACCACCAGCTGTAAAACCGTATGTCAAATTGGCGCATAACTATGCCGATTGGTATGCTCACGCGACGGGCACAAATAAAATATGGCAGGCAGTAAACGGTGTCGGTGGATTTACAACGCCTTGTGCTGCAACGGGTGATTGTAGCCAAATACCGCCCGAATTGACCGGTAGACAAATATACTTCTTATTCCAAGCGCTTAATGGGCAATATCTTTCGACATTTAACGCTAACGCGCTGGCAACCGCCGTCGCACAAGCCTATGCATCACCCGCCTAATGAATACAACATTTAACACCAGCGCGGGAACGTTCACTACATCGACTATTACACCTCAGGACATGAACGCGCAATTAGGACAGATTGCACAACAGGCTAATGATTTGGTGCAATTGGGGTTGCCGTCTTCAATGACAGATACGTATGTGCAAAATGCTACTGCCGGAATAGGTGATCCTAATTCGCTTTACAATATGTCTGGATTAAATGTTATTCCATCCTCTACCTGCACAACGTGCAGCAAAGTGACAAGTTTTTGGGATGGTTTGAAGTCTGTTTTTAATCCTAATTCTAATGCGCCTAAAATAGATCCCGTAACAGGCACTGTTGTAACTCCCGGGGATACGTCGTCTTTCGGAAAGGCAAGCGATATTTTCAATGTTGCGCGCTGGGCAACATTGGGTATAGGTGCTTTATTTATTGTTGTGGGACTTTTTATGTTCACTAGTGGCAAGGAAATTTCCATTATAAATGAGGTTGCAAAAACTGAATGAACAATTTTACTGTTGAAAATGTGCATCCAATCCAATACGGTAATGATCTGATGCCCCCGCGTGGAATTGCAAACCCCTACGAATTTCATCGCTCCGTCATTGAGGGGTCTATGGAAGCGCATCATGCCATGCAGGCCAATGGCCCCGGCCATGCGCCTGCATTAGCGCGTTTGCCTATAAATCCATCGTCCATTAGCGCTAAAAATATCGTCCGTGGATTTTATCAGCGTTAAGGGGTAAATCGTGAATGATTTTTTTAGTGGGCATAACATGGCTGTTTTAAGCCTTTTATCCAATGGACTAATTACTGTTATTACGCTGCGGACACGGGCACAGATTGCCGAATTGAAGGTATATATGTACCAGCATTTTAAGGCCAAAGACGAAAGGCAATAATCATGCCACTGATTAAATCCAAAAGTAAGAAAGCATTTAAGCATAATGTGGGTGTTGAAATAAAATCAGGTAAAATGCGCAAGCAAGCGCTTGCCATTGCGTATTCAATCAAACAACATCGAAAAGGAAAAAGAAAATGAATCTTGTAAAATCCCTGCAGCTTGCCATGGAAAATATCGGCAAGATCGCAAACGCTGTTGATACCGTAACAGCCGCTGCAAATGCTGCTAATGGTACCGCCACTACTGCATCTACCGGCAATGTTACCGTGACTGTACCCCCCGCATTGCCTGCCAATCCTGATATGCTCCAAAAGGTTGAGACCATTGGGCAGGAACTTTTGCCTATCGCATCCGTTATTCCCGGCGCGTCCAGCATTGTCGAAATTCTCACCATTGTTGTGCAGCTTGTTAATGCCGTAGAGCGTATGAAAAATGACGTGAAAACAAACAATCCACAGGGATGGGCTGAAATTGAATCTGTGTTTTCGTCGGCGGTTGGTGCGTTTGAATCGGTGCCTAAAAAATGAAAAAGAAAGCTGCTAAGAAAAAATCAACATCAGGCAAAGTTGTGTTTGATGCCGGTCGTATGGGCCTGACCAAGAAAAAATTTTTTAAACGATCGTCAAAAGTGAAAGATTATGGCGGAAGAATCGGGTTGAGAAAAATCTAGCATATATTGTGCCAACGTGGCTTTTTTCTTCAAAAATTTTCATCAAAAATTTTCATCGCGATTGTTGACACAACGAATTTAGCGTGTTATATTGGCCCTACAATCGAAAGATTGTAGGGCTTTCTTTAACCAACGACCTAGAGGGAATCAACATGAACACGATCAAAACAGTAATCGGCAATACTGAGTCAGATTACGTGACAACGATCAATATCCTGCGGGATGAGTCCGGTTATCTCTATCTCACCCAAAAACGATTAGAAAATGCCCTCAATCGCATGAAAGCCAGCCCGACGGCCAGACTGCGCTACGTGGAGGTATCAGGCGCACGCATAGAGGCACATCACATCGAAATTCGTCGTCGCAACATTTGAGATGTATCATGAAGAAATACAAATTAGATCCGATTTTGTCCTCCCTAAAATCCGGTGCACCATTACATTATCGCGTTATCTCACCAAACGGTCGGTTTGTTGAAAAATATACGGACTTGCGCATTGCGCAAAATAAAGTGCGCAAATTGAATGCATTGCGACACAAAGTTTGGGGTAAATAATCATGCACCCTTACCCGACCCGTACCGAGTACCTGATCTGCAACGCGAAAGGCTTTGAAGAGTCACGCGTACTTTATGCCGACCTGGCCGAAAGCATCGCGGAACGGTACAACGCCGATCCTGCGATGGCGAAAGGGGCGCCCTATACCGTGAGTGAATCGGTAGAAAACATCTAAAGGCCGCAAGGTTAGCCCGCTTCGCTACTGAGGATAATTGCCATGCTGATTGATTATAAGGCGCGTGATCTGGGACAGCAAATACTGATGGACCATTATTTCTTCCGGGGTTTTTTGTTTGGTGTTGGTTGGTGTTTGCTGCTAATTGCTGGTACACTTTGGGCTATGGGAATTTTATAAGCCCACCGGAGGGTGAGTGATGGGATACGTTGAATATCTTGAGTTGGTGAGCGATAAAATCAGGAAAGGCGAGCCAGTAGGTATAGCTGAGGCACTCGCCGCCATTGATTATCAGGCCGAGCTGCGCCATGGCGAGGCTGAAATACGCGCCGGTAAATGGTGGCGCCGTGCTATTCGGTATGTTTTCGCATGGAAACGCAGCACACCGGAGAACGCGTATCTGTAAATATTCCATAAAAATAACCATAAAATCCACCCCGAAAATCATTCAGGTTTTCGGGGCATTATTTTGTGTGAAAAAAGTGGCGAAAATTCACTGTCTTTT